AATTAAATTACGGATATAGAAAATTAAAAGTATATGTTTTAACCAATTATAACACAACGTTAGAGCAAGACCTTGAAAGAATTTATAAATTAAAAGAGCTTGATTACGACCCTTATGTGATGATTTATGATAAGCCAAACGCGCCACAAAAAATAAGATACTTGCAACGATGGGTAAATAATAAAATCATATTCCGTTCAACTGAACGATTTGAGGAATATGACCCAAGATTAGGATAAGGGATGGGTAAAATTGTTAAAGGTTAAAATAGCCGATTTAAGCAAAGATAATTTGCAAGGCGAGTAAATAGTCGTTAAAACATATTTCGTTCGTCTATGATACGTTTAAACGGCTGTACGTTGAAACAAAAAACTACCGACAGTAGATAAGTATTATACAAATGAAATTTTAAAAAATATAGGAGGAAAAAATGAACCCAAGAAGATTTGAAGAATGTGTAGCAAATACACCAGTAGAACTAACGGTAGGACAACTAATTAATGAGATTGAAAATCAACAAGCAGAGATTGAAAAACTAATCTACGGAATAAGAGAAAAGTTAGACAATTCCCCAAAAGCACCGACAGAGGGAGGAACGTTAGTTGATTCAGGTTATATTAACAGATTAAAAGATATAGCACGAAAGAATGACAACTTAATCAACAACTATCTTATTCAAATATCAGAAATGTTATAGGAGGAAAAAATGAACATTAGAATTGACAATGATTACAAGCTAACAAGTGACGAGAGGAATGTAATTTTAACAAAAATATCAATAGGACAATCTAGTAAAAGCAAAGGAAAAGAGGTTGAATCGAATGTAGGTTATTACGGAAATATTGAACACGCTTTGAATGATTATTTAAGAATTAAAATCAATACATCACAGGCAACAAGCATTAATGAATTAAAGGCAGAAATAAGAGAAGTTAAGCAAACTATTAAAAATATGATGGAGGATGAATAACTATGAATAATGTAGTGCTTATAGGGAGAGTTACAAGGGATGTAGAACTTAAATTTATACCAAGTACAGGAATGGCTATTGCTTCATTTAATCTTGCAGTAGACAAAGGACTTTATGGAGAAAAGAAACAACAGGCTATTAGTCAAGGTAGACCAACAGCAGATTTTTTAAACATTAAAGTATTTGGCAAAAGTGCGGAGAATTGTGCTAACTTCCTTTCAAAAGGTAGTCAAGTGGCAATTCAAGGCAGAGTAACAACAAACAATTATAAAGACCAAGAAGGCAAAATGCACTATAACACAGAGATAACAGCAGATAGAGTAGAATTTTTAGGAAGCAAAAAAGAAACAAGCAATGCTCCAAGCGGAAATAATTTTGCAGATTTCCCAGATGAAGATGTATTTACGCCGGTGGACGATTTGGATGACCTGCCATTCTAAATTGAAAAATAAGTTAAAAAGGGGCGATTAATTGATTGAAGTCAACAAAATACATAATATGAATTGCATTGATGGATTAAATGAAATGATTGAGCAAGATTTAAAAGTTGATTTGTTTGTAACTTCTCCACCATATTATAACGCAAGAGAATATTCGCAATGGGAAACAGTTAATGATTACATGAACGATATGAAAATAATATTTACAAAAACATATCAATGTTTAAAAAATCATAAATATATAGTTATTAATGTTGGAGATGTAAGTTGTCAAGTAGGTAAAGCAAAACGTTCAGCAGAAAAAATGAAAGATGTTTTAAATGAAAAAATTACAAAATCGAAATTTGAAATAGAATGGGAAACTATTCAAATAAAAAGGAATGAAGAGAAATTACAAGAAATAGAGAGGGGAAATTTAGATATTTATATATAAGATTATATTAAAAATATAAAATAACGGTTTTATCCGAATATTAGGTCGAAGAAACGTTGAAATTTCAACGCATAATATTTAACAAATTATATAAAAGGAGAATAAAATGAGAAAATTAGCAAGTGTAAGAGAAATAAAAGAAATTAGACCAATAGAAAATGCAGATGCAATAGAAACTGCAATAGTAGATGGTTGGGAATGTGTAGTTAAAAAGTCGGAGAATTTCAAAGCAGGCGACAAAGTGGTATACATAGAAATCGATAGTATAGTTCCTGAAAGACCTGAATTTGAATTTTTAAGAGAACGTAAGTTTAGAGTTAGAACAATTAAATTAAGAAAACAAGTATCACAAGGATTAGTTTTACCATTAAATATTTTACCACAAGGTGATTACAACTTAGACGATGATGTAACTGATATTTTAGGAGTAAGGAAATATGATCCCGAAGGCGAATTAGAACAACAATTGATTACTAAAGAAGTTAAAAAGGTTAAAAATCCTATTATAAAATTTATGCTAAAATTCAAATGGTTTAGAAAATTGTATTTACCTAAAAAAGAATTTAAGGGATTTCCAACTTGGATAGTGAAAACAGATGAAGAAAGAATACAAAATAAAACTAGAATGTTTGAAATTGAAAAAGAATTAGGAACTAAATTTATAGTAACAGAAAAATTAGATGGTCAATCTGCAACTTACTTTTTAGAAAGAGTAAAAGGGAAATTAAAGTTTGGTGTATGTAGTAGAAATGTTAATTTAAGCAATGATTCAAATAATAGTTCTTACTGGGCAATAGCAAGAGATTTACATATAAAAGAGATATTAGAACAATTAATAGGCGATGCTGAAAGTATCGTATTACAAGGCGAAATAATAGGCGAAGCCATTCAAGGCAATAAGTATAAGATTAAAGGATATGATTTTTACGCTTTTAACTTAATAATAGGTGGTGAGAAAATTCATACTATTAAAATGGAAGAAATATTAAGAGATTATTGCATTAAAACAGTACCAATATTAGAAAATAATTTTACATTAAAAGATACAATTGCTGATATGGTTGAATATTCAAAAGGTAATTCAGTGTTATTAAAAACCAAAAGAGAAGGCGTTGTAATAAGAAATTATGATAGGTCTATAAGTTTCAAAGTCATAAATCCTGATTTCTTATTATCAGAAAAATAGGGTAATAAAACATTGCTTTTATTGCCCAAAATATTAAGTTAAAAAGGAGGATAAATGTTAAATCAAGGAATGATGAGTAGCAAAGATCAAACATGGGAAACGCCACAAGATTTATTTGATAAATTAAATTCAGTTTTTAATTTTGAAACAGATGTTTGTGCAGTTCCAGAAACAGCAAAATGTGATACATATTATACACCAGAGATAGACGGTTTAAAACAAGAATGGAAAGGTGTTTGTTGGATGAATCCACCATACGGAAGAGAACAAGTTAAATGGATTGAAAAAGCGAGCAAGGAAAATGCGACAACAGTTTGTTTAATCCCTGCAAGACCAGACACAAAAGTTTGGCACGAAACAATATTCAAGAAAGCTAAAGCAGTTTGTTTTATAAAGGGAAGATTAAAATTTGGTGGTAGTAAAGATTCAGCACCGTTTCCAAGTGCATTAATAGTATTTGGAAATGAATTAAATCATGATCAGATTGAAATATTAGAAGATTTGGGGAAATTATACATAAATTAAGAAATTAGTAGTAAAAAATGTTGAAATTCCAACGTTAAAAATTCAAATTTGGGTGATAAAATTAATGTTTTATCTAAATTGAAAAATAAGTTAAAAAAAGGAGATATAGTATGAAGATTAGAAATAATAGATTAGTTTTAAATAAGCATGATTTAAAAGTGATATTAATGCATATAGGGCTTTGTGCAGAATGTGTTTCTTATGATAATGGAAAAGTAGAAGAAATGGATTTTATTAAGCTATTTGAAGAAAAGTTAGAATCTGATAAATGGTTAAATGAACTTGAAAACGCAAAATATGAAAGATTGGAAATAGAATTAAGCTAAAATTGCAGTTTTATAAGGAGGTGTAAAATAAATTAAAAAAAATATAAAAGAAAAATATAAAGTTATACAAATAGATAACAAATATACAAAAGAATGGATTTTAAATAAACACTATGCAAAAAGACGATGTAGTATAAGTTTTGCATTTGGATTATTTAATCAAGAAAATATTATGGTAGGTGTATGTACCTTTGGGCATCCACCAAATTACAATTATAATAAAGGGAAATGTGTTTTTAATGATTATGAAGTATTAACACTTGAATTAAATAGGCTTATAACAAATGATGGGTTGGAACAAAATGTATTGAGTTATTTTGTTTCACAAAGTTTAAAATTATTACCTAAACCATCTTGCATTGTTAGTTATTCCGACCCTAACAATGGTCATTATGGATACATATATCAAGCTACCAATTGGATTTACACAGGAAATAGCACACCTAAATTTAGATATTATTTTGAAGATGGTACAGTGTTTGATATAAGGAGAGGTATTGATAATAAAGAGAAAGAACATGGTAAGATAGTAAATAAAGAAAAATTAATTCCAACACAACGATACATATTTTTTAACGGTAGTAGGACAGATAAAAAAGAGATGAAAAAGCATTTTAAATTAAAATCATTTCCTTATCCAAAAGGTGAGAATAAAAAATATAATGCCAGTTATGAGTGCCAAAAAGTAAAGTTAGAAGAAATAATTAATACATAGAATTAAACTAAAAAACAAGAGAGGGATTGAAGAAGTGAGAGTAAAATTATTTACACATACTGATTTAGATGGAATAGGATGTGCAGTATTAGGGAAATTAGCTTTTAAAAATATTGACATAAGCTATGTAGATTATAATGACGTGAACGATATAGTTTTAGAATTTATCAATAATAAAGAATATGATAATTATGACCATATTTATATTACAGATATTTCAATAAATGAAGATGTATCTGAAATTATTCATAATACAAATCCTTTAAATGAAATGTTCACAATATTAGACCATCATCCAACAGCAGAGTGGTTAAATAAATATTGGTGGGCAAAGGTTAATGTAATTGAAAATGAATTACAAGAAAAAACATCTGGTACATATATGTTTTATAAAGAGTTGGTTGCATTAGAATTTTTAGAGAAAAGTGAAAGTATTAGAATTTTTACTGACACGGTGAGAAAATATGATACTTGGTTATGGAAAGAAAAATACAATGATGATTTTCCTAAAAAATTAAATGATTTATTTTATATATTGGGTAGAGAAAGATTTCTAATCAATATTGAAAATAAAATAAAAAACGATGAAGTTTTGTTAAATAATGATGATTTATTACTGCTTGAATTAGAACAAGAAAAAATAGATAAATATATTGAATCAAAAAATAAGAACTTATTAAAAAGACAAATTAATGGATATTTAGCTGGAGTAGTATTTGCCGAACAATTTCATAGTGAATTAGGCAATAGATTGTGTGAATTAAACCCAGATATAGATTTTGTTGTAATTGTAAATATAGATAAATCAGTAAGTTATAGAGGAATAAAAGATAATATTGATTTAGGAAAAGATGTTGCTAAATTTTATGGCGGTGGTGGTCATCCAAAAGCATCTGGAAGTCCTATTAACGATGATATTAGAAGTCAATTATTAGATTTAATTTTTAGCAGATAAAAGAGAGTTTTTAACGTTTTCAACGAATGCGAGTAAGTGGTGAGCAGTTCACTATAAATACAACAATATAAATAAAAATAAGAAAAGGAGAACTTATGAAATATTACAATTTAGTATTTATAAACCATAGCGACAAAGAAAAGAATTATTTATTCCAAGTACCATTGGCTATTAGATTAAAAGTGGGTGAAAAGGTATTCGCTGATACCACTCAAGGGGAAGTAATGGGCGATTGCGTAACAGATAGCTTTATAGTAGACGAATATACCGCAGAACAGATTATTATAGGAGCAGGAGCATATAAACCATTAAAATATGTTATCGGATGGGCTGAAAAGCAAGATGGTTATAAATGTATTGATTTTAGATTAGTTGATGTACCATTTTAAAGGAGTTGATAGCAATTAGTAAATACAAGAACAAAAAAGTAATCATTGACGGAATAGAATTTGATAGCAAAGACGAAAGTTTATATTATTTACTTCTTAAAACACAGAAAGAAAATGGGCTTATAAAAGATTTTATTCTACAACCAAAATATGAACTTTTACCTGAATTTGAATACTTTGGACGGAAAAGGCGAGCAATGACATATACGCCAGATTTCAAAATAATTCATCTTGACGATAGTATGACAGCAGTTGATGTTAAAAGTATAGGTACAGCGACACAGCAAGGAGAATTAAGACGTAAACTATTTGAATATAGATACCCAGATATTGAATTAATTTGGGTATGCAGAAACTTAAAGCATGGCGATAAAGAAGGTTGGATTCTGTACGAGGACTTGAAGAAGATTTATAGGGATAATAAGAAGAAAAAGAAATGAAAACGGGAGCCGTTAATTCGGTTTCCATTGCAGCAGATTAGACGATTTGAAAAGGAAGTGAGGAGGAAAAATAATGATTTTATACATCAGTGGTTCAATTTCCAACGATTTTAACTACAAAGAAAAATTTAAACAAGCAGAAGAAAATCTATTAAAAATGGGACACGCAGTATTGAATCCGACAGTTGTACCGCCAATGTTTTCATGGGAGCAACATTTACATATTGATTATGCAATGATTGATATATGTGACGGATTGTATATGCTGAAAGATTGGGAAAGTAGCAAGGGGGCAAAGGCAGAAAAGAAATATGCTTTAGAGAAGAATAAGAAAATATTCTATGAGGGGGAGATAAGTTGTTAGAAAAGAACTGCGACAACTGCAAGAATTACAACACATATTTTGATTGTGGACAATGTGAGGATTTTGATGAATGGGAAGAAAGAATTAATGTTGAAGAATTTAAGCCTACTAAACGTAAATTTTGGAGATTGAGGCAACTTCACGAAGAACAACAGCAACTATACAAAGTTAAAAACCAAAAGTATGGCGATAGCTTTGGAATATCTGTTCAAAAATACGGTTTAATATCTGCTTTAACAAGAATGTCGGACAAGTGGAACAGGATAGAAAACCTTATATTGAATAATGATTCCGGGACTGATGACGAAAGTTTAATTGATTCGCTAAAGGATTTAGCAAATTATTGCAACATGACTATTATTGAAATAGAGGGAAAGCATAAATATTAACGAATATCAACATTAGAAATATACCATTTTAGGAGGCGTGTATGCAAGTTGGACAAATCTATAAAATACCCTGTTTGCTTCCAGAGGATAATGAGGATAACTGCTCACCTAAAAAATATATCCCTGCGGTGCTAATAAAAGAATACGAATGTTTCTATCTATTCCAAACTAAACACTATAAAACAACCATGCACAAAACAGACAGAGAGTCTATAAAGGAGGTTAGTATTGACAAACGAGCAAATAAAAAAGTTATTGTATAATTATCCAAAGTTAAATCAGTGGATAAAAGACTATGAAAAAGATTTAGGAAATATCCGGGAGCAGTTGGACAAACATTATTCAGTCAACGCTTCCGTAATTAGCGATATGCCGAAGGGAACAGACATAAGCGATAATACCTTGGACAAGGTAATAAAAATTGACAAATTAAAAGAATTGTATGTCAGGGAAGCCGATTACATTGCAGAAAAACTAACAAGCCTATACGAACAGAAAAGGCTAATTGACGATATAATTCCAACTTTAACACCAACGCAGCAGTTTATTGTCGAATACAAGTATTTCCAGAAGTTGA